CTCCTCTTTACTAATATTACTTGGCAGATGCACCGTCAAGTGGAACTTGGCTAATTGTCGCTTAATATCGCAACAACTATTCGAGTCCCCAAACCAAACGTCGGGCCCATAACGTCTGGCTAAAAACGTGACACCGGGTTGCCCACGGCCTACACGTTGTAGTTCCAGTTTTTGTCCTACTGAAGAGGCTGCTGCTGTAGCTGCTTTTGAAGTCAAACCAGCGGTAATTCCATCATCACCACCGTACAAGCCCAGATGAAAATAGGCTTGTGCCGGGGTGAGATAGTTACCACGGTCATCCTTCTGACGCCGAAATGCCATAAAATTGACAAACGCGTTTAAGCTCGTGTTAAAATCCGAGGTTTCTGGAGATCCAGAACACCTTGACCATGCGGTCTTGAATTTAACCCCAAATCGAGTGACACCGTTCAAACAGAACTGCTTTCGCATAAGGCCGTAGAGAGTAACTCTCCGGTCCTTCTTAAATGCACGCATCATCATTCTCCTCTCAAATTCTCTAGCGACAATTCCTACTCGACCGTCCATACGGGAGAAGTCTGTCATCGCAACAAACTCTGCTTTTTCGCAGATTTGGGTTACCCGTTCAGCAATCTCTTTTGGAGACTTGCCAAAGGCATACCACGGTTTGGATTTGATGTAGTCCGACATTGCATACACATAAGCTGAATACGCCATCTTATCGACGCCATTGATCTGCGCGATTAGCCGCGGATCATTGACACTTGGGTAGGCTTCGTTCTTTACGAAGTCTTTAGCTACTCTGGTGGCGCTTTCATTTTGCGCCGCATCCAGAATCCGCTTTTGGGCGGGGCGAGCTTGCCGACGATACACTTCATCATTCTCAAAGGGCTCTAAGCAGCCCGCATGAGGCATGAACAGTTCCAAGAACTCGTCCATGCACTGACTTGTGAAATTCGTCACCGCAATGGTATTGTCTTTGAGTTTCTCAACTCGTTCGACAACAGCACGCTCATCATTCCCAACTCTCTTGTCGGGAACAAACCCACCGTCTAACAACGGTTTCATGAATGCTACCATACCAGGTTTTGCATCCTCATCCACGGCCTTCCCCTCACTAACATACTGATAGCGACGGACAGATGACTCTAATGTAGTCACCCTTGCTCCCTCGCAACTTCCTCTCAAATGGTACTCGAGAAGAGTTTCAGCACCGCTGAAGTCACAATTGACATCATGCTTGTTATTCTCCATCTTACTCTTGACACTAGCAAGAGTCGGTTTGCCAGACATCGTGCTGATGGCGGATTTAATCGCCGTATCAACACGAGCCGCAGTCTTCGACTGCGAGTAGCCCCCCACCTTTCCTGTACATACCATCAACCTTTCCACGTCGTTGACCTCCATACGCAGGAAGTCCCCATCGACGGGGTTAAGGCGTTCCAATTTCTTGGCTTGATGGCACAACTTAGCTAGCCATACCAACCACGGCTTACTAACACGCGACAAAGG